GCCTTCATCTTCGGCCCACTTCCGCGTAGACATGGCCCGAAGGAGGCGTTCGAGTAGCTGGTTTTTCCCGTTGTACCCCGTGAAGAGATCTTCGTCTCGGATCTCGGCAAAGCCAACCGGGATTCCGCCCCATTTAACCGAAACTCGATCAGGGGTATCATCTTGCCAGTCGGACTTGTAGAGTGGGAATTCAGCGGCGTAAGAGTCTAACCAGTCTTCTTGTTTAGTAGTCAGTGAAGAGACCGTAACCGATTTGGCGATTTTCTCTTTGATCTCGTCTCCGGCTACAAATCGCCTACGAGACGAGCTTGATTTAGAATCATCGCCGCGTTCGCCTCCACCCATTCTTCGCTCTCTTCCTCCTTCATTTCGTCCAAAATCTGCTCTTCCTCTGGCGTCCTCTTTGGCGTCTCCCCATTGGTCTGGCTCATAATATTGGTCTGAAACTGTGTATTCTTCTTCAGGGTCGTAGTACATAAACACTACGTCTGGCGTCTCGTACTCTTCGAAATTCCACCCATCCGGTGCGTAATCGGGGTTGAATTCCATCCGTCCACCCTCCTTGAATCCGTGGTCTTTGTACAGCTTTCGGAGGTAGCCGTTGTAACAGTCCAACGTGCGCCCGCCTTCTGCGATAGCCTTGTCCAACAGTTCTTCACCGATTCCTTTGGGACCGGTGTGGTTGAACAAGTTCTGAATATCCCCATCGGGACTCACAGAGACCCCCGCGCCACCTCCATCCGTGGTGATGAGCGTATGGTCTTCCAGTTCTTCGGGAGTGTGTGCAGTGAGAAACGCGCCCATTTCAGGCTCTTCTTCGATGAAGTTTGAAACAGTGCTGGCGAAGTCTTCCGGCTCTGCGATTTTGACTTCTCGGTTCTCTTCACGCCCGTTGGATTCAGCTTCTTCTTCCGGTTTTTCTTCCTGCGGTCTCCCCTCTTCACGGGAGTCTTCGGATGGGCTATTACTACCTTCTTCCTCGTAGTAGGTTCCACCTTGCGGACCTTCGTGGAGATCGACACCGGGTGGTGCATCCGATGGGTTACTCACGTAGGTCCGCTTGCTAAAATCCTTTCCGAAGACTACCTCCGTAACCGAATTCGCGGTTTCGTAGTCGTATCCCATCTGTAGGAGTGGTTGGAGAATCGAAGTCGGGTCGAACCCTTCATCTGCAACTTCTTGCAACTCTTCGAGTAGCTGCTGCTGATCTTCTTCACTGACACCTTGCTCGTTTAGTGCAGTTTGGAGACGTTCGCCTTCGGTCTCACCGTCTTCTGAATTCGGGCTACTTCCGTCATCCGGAGAAATCGCTTCTTCGTAGTAATACCCTCCTTGTGGCCCTTCCTCTACATCAGCACCTTCGGGAGCTTCCGAAGGATCTCTGATATAAGTCCGTTCTTTGGCGAACTTCTTTGCAACACCGACAACCTCGTTCAGTAGTTCTTCTTTCATTTCGATTTTACCTTTGTTGGTATCTGTATTACCTTTGTTGGTATCTGTATTAGGGGTATCTACGATTTTGTATTGATCTCCCTCAACTGTCTCCACTGTTGGGTCCGGAGTTTCGCTTGCAAGTGCGGCGAACCGCCCGATATCCATATCACTCATTGAGGGTTGCCACCCATCAACTCATAGAGATATTCCGTAGAGCCACGTCCCTGATTCGTTTTGAGCCACTTTCCGTAGTGGTCTTCACAGAGATCAGAGAACGATTTGCCATCGTCTTTGGCGTACTCTTCGATGGTGTCACCGTTCATTCCTAAGTGTTCGAAGTTCGAGTCGTAGGCGACCTTCGCTTGACTCAGAAGCCGCTTCTGCATATCCGCGTTCCCATCATTCATTTGGGACTGGATATGATCGAAGATGTTGATGACTCCACCACGTGCGCCACCATAGGTAGCGTTATGTGTACCTGCGCCATCGGAGTATGCGATTTCATTGCCCTGTGTCGGTTCATCAGGGCTGGCTGGCTCTCCACCGACCGTGTTGGCCTCTGGTGGCCGTCCACCTTCAGGCCCGGTCTGTCCCGCCATGACTTCATCGAACGGACTGCCACCCCCATCACCGCCCTCTGGTTCGCCACCCATACCACCCATGCCACCCATCATACCGCCCTCTTGTTCAGGTGATTCGAGGATACCGGCTTTGATATCGGCGTCATTGGCAGTAGTCCACTCAACATCTGCACCAACCTGTTGGGCGAGTTGAGCGTTTTTAAGCTCCTTGCCGATTCGTTCTGCTTCGGCGTTTTCGTCTTCCTCTTCGATCTCGGCAATGGACAAGTCCCATCCTTCGACCTGAAGCTGGCTCAACATAGCCGGGATGAACGAGTCTTCGAAGACAGTCTTTAGTCGATGTGCAGAGCGATTGGAAACGATAATCTCCATCGACTGTGAAAGCCCCGAATTCTGTGGGGACGCTTTCTGGAAGACAGAGGTTACACCGTACTTAGCCGAGATACGGTCAAGGAACCACTCTCGCATCTGCATATGTTGCATCTGCGCTGGATCTTCGAGTAGCGGTTGCCACGTCAACGGCTGGCCAGAGCCTTCGGTATCATCAATGAACGTCGGGATGTGGTGTGGGTCATCCTTCAGCTTCTCGAACTGGCCGGTGTTCCATGATCGAACCGATTCCGCGTTGGTAGATCGGATGATCATAGCTCCACGTGGAGCGCGGCGTTGTTCGTAGGCTGTCTGATACCACTTGTCCATCTGTTCAAGAGTCCGACACTCTTCCCACAGCGTGATGATCGGACTAAGGCCGTAGAACTTCGATGGTTCGTATTCGCTGGCGTGTGTGAATTCCCCACGGATGAAGAATTCTTCAGCATCTCCACCCGGAGCTTCGACTTGTTCCGCGTATGCACGGTAGGTCTGATTCCCACAGCTATCGCACTTTTGGCCATCCTGCTGTGGGTGGTAGTGTTCATCGGTCGCTCTACACGCCGGACAGATCCACCACTTCTCACCCATGTTGCCCTCCTGATCAACCGAGTACCGCATTAGTTCAGGGGGAGCGCGACTGACACCGGTCAAATCCCAATCGATGATCTCGCCGTGGTTGTTCAGAATGTAGTCACGTTCGAAGATCATCCAGCCGTCATCGAAGGACTGAATATCCCATGCGACTTCCTTACACACTTCGAGGAACGTCTGACCCACCGAATTCTGTTCATCCCCGTCAAGGAACTGATCAACACGCCCTCGCTCGTTGATCTCATCGACGAATTTCTGAGCGCGTTTCTTTTCGAGTGCGTCGGGTGCATCGAATTCACACATTTCGTCGCACTCCGGACACACTCGTTTCTTGTCGAAATCGAAATCCTCTTCTTCGAGATCATCCCCGGCTTCACCGAGTTGCTGTCGGAATGGTTCGTAGGTATCGAATTCCTCATGGCACTCGTTGCATTTGGCAACGTACTCTTTTTCCCACTCTGCGAAGCCACGGCGGAAGGTCTGATTGACCTTCTCTTCGATTGCGTTGTTTACAAGAGCCTGCTTCTGTCGCATTTCGTAGATCCACTTCGGGGAGATACTACGCTCGTAAGGGGGTTCTGGTGCGGAACTATGCCCACCCATACCGCCAGCCGCAGAAGGATAGCCGAACTTTTGAAGTACTCTTACAACGCCATTTTCGAATGACTGCTTTGCTTTTCTGACGGGTGATTTGAGATTTACCATTTATTTACCATGCACTGTTGACAGTTTCTTCGAGTGATTTCATTTCATCGAGTGTGATATTCGGCCCATTATCCAGAGAGTATGTCAGATATCGCAAGGCGTCAAGGCCGTGGTCATCTGCCTTACGGGGAACCTCTTCGTCGTCGTTCTTCCATACGTAAGAGGGAATTTCATCAACAGTTTTCGTCGGGCTGTCATCCAGAACGAGTCTGTTATCTGGTTTATGCACGCGAGATCCGACCATGATATACAGCCGGGGCCGCCCACGGTCGTCTTTCCGGAGTCGATTCTTCACCGATTGAATACCAGCGTTTACGTCTTTTTTCGCGTTGGCAGTGTGGACGCCTCTTCGCTTCAGGTTCTCGTTACCTTCGGCGTCGTGGTCTGCAAACGTGTTTTCGAGGTGCCAGTCGTCGTTGGTTAGCTCCTCGATCCGCCGACCTGCATCTTCGACAAGTAGTTCGGACTGGTACAGTTCACGGAACAGCACCAGTTCGTCATCCGGTGACAAAGCCCACCACTGACAGACAAAGGGATTGTTATACCCAAAGTCGATAGAGCGGTAGACACGCCAGCCCTCCGGTGGATCAATCCAAACAGAGTCGGGTTCGTCATTGTAATCCCATTCTTCTGTTCGCTTGATATCCCACGTGCCGAGAGGGGTATCAGGGTTTGCAAGGTAATCAGCCGTAATCAGGTGGTCATCTTCAGTGTACTCACTGTAAATGATACCTTCTGCACCAACCCATTTGCCGAGGAAGTACCGTTCGTAGTACATCCCCGACAGGTTCTTCTCCATCCGTTCGACGTAGGACTTCGGAACGTATGGGTTGTCTTTGACATTCATGCGAATCGCATGAGCGTCCTGCTGATTATCCGCGTTGAAGAACAGCTTGTACATCCAGTGTTGCGGGGATGCAGGGTTGGTCGCCGTGAAGATCTGCTGGAAGGGGACAGTGTAGAACGTGCCACCTTGCCGCGTTCCCTTGTATCGGAGACGCCCCTGAAGCTGGTTCCATTCACCTTTGGACAGTTCGGTTCCCTCATCCACGAAGATCCAGCCATACGAGTGTGACCCGATCTTACGAGGCAAGTCGTCGTCTGACGTTGACTGTCCGGAGTCAAGGCCGTGATAGTGGATTTCAGAGAGAATCGGTTTGCCGTTATCGTCGTATGAACCCGTGTAGTGTTCGATGACGTGTTCCCCCTTGTTGTGATTGTGGATGTGAGAATCCGGAATCACTTCTTCAAGAAGCGTCTGCTTGATCGTAGACGAATACACGTCAGAGAAGTGTTTACGAACGATGAGACCCCGGTTGCCGGGGTACATCATGTTCATGAGATATCCTTTTTCGTTGCCTACCCGTGACTTACCAGCACCGAAGGAGCCTGAAAGCAACACTTGATCAGAAGTACTCATCATAAATTCCTTCTGTTTGGGTAACGGTTCGAATGAACGTTCCTCTAAGTTACCCGTATCAGCAGATGGAGAGATTTTGAATCACCTCCATTACAGGAATTCTAACTTCACCAAATTCGATTCCGCTGTGGTGCATCGGGCATACTTTCATCCCACGATCTGAAGAAAACTCTCTGTCACACGTTGGACAAAAGTTCTCTCCTGCCGAATTTGGCGCACTCATTGATATGGCTATTATAGTCTTTTAGGTGCTATAGCTTATTACTTTTGCCTAAAAGCTTAATAAGATTATAGAACTATAATCAGTTGTCTTTGTCGTCGGACTCTTTTGATTCAACGAGGATTTCGTCTTCGTTTTCCTCTAATTCGACAACCGGAGCATCTTCGCGCTGTTCCTGTTCGGGGAAGTTTGCATCTTCCATCCCACCCCATAGTTTGATCTCGGTTCGGGTCTCGTTGACTTCGGATTCGATTTTGTCGGGTTCTTCGAGTCCGAGTAGATCTTCGACCTGTTCGACAGTCTGACGCCATTCGTTCATGAGCGTCTTCATGTCATTATCGACCTTCGGAACCTCCTTGAACTTATCAGGGACCGGAACAGTGAATCCGACTTCTTTTTCGTCATCGATGGTCATCCCTTCTCGGTTCATCGTGACCTTCCCTCTGACGTTCTCATAACGGTGTGAGACAACCGCAGGACGCTTTTCTTCTTCCTTGAGGCTCATCATACGCTCAAGATTGTCAAGCCGATCAAGGAGCTTCATACCGAGCTTCATCCGGGTTCTGGCTTGAGCTTCAGCCAGTTGGGATTCTACTTCTTCACCGATCTCGGTGTTGTTGATGTATTTGCTGACAGTCGAAACGTTGACATTCAGGTAGTCAGCGATTTCTTCGACGGTCCACGGATCATCGTCGCCCATCCCATGGAATTTCGCAAGTGCGACTTGTACACGGGTGTCTTTTTTCCGGAATCGGGGACGGTCTTTCTCTTTATCGGGTAGTTCGGATTCACTCACTGGAAACTCACTTAATAGGGTTATTACGTCGCATTGGTATAGATTTACCGCTGGTGATCGGGTGAGGGGAAGGGAAGGAAGTGCCGGTCAGAGACCGACAGCGAGGATTGAGTTGGACGATTAGGATGGTCGTCTACCCTCATAGGGGTATTATAACCACCTCCTTATAAACTTATCGTCCCACACAAAATAAAATGCTAAGACTTATAATCCTATAATTTCTATAGAGTTGTTATGGAAGTAACCGTAGAAGAAGCTACCGAGAATCCCGAAATGGTTGTTATTCGGGCCGCACGGAATGACTATAAATCTGGTTGGGTTGGAGATCAAACTCAGACAGAGACACTTGCTGAAACCGTTGATGATGAGTT